TCACACCGAATGGTTCTGGTAAAGTTATCATTGATGGACTTTCTCATCCAGTAGCAGATGGTAACGCTGGACAAGTTCTAAAAACAGATGGTTCTGGTAATCTTGCATTTGCATCTGTAGGTTCACTTGCTGGTGCTGGTATTCAGAATATATCAGATGATAGTTCTCCACAACTTGGAGGCAACCTAGATGTTGTAACTCACAGTATTGTATCAACATCTGATAGAAATATTACACTTGCACCAAATGGTGATGGTAAAGTTGTTGTGGGAACAAATGGTATTGAGTTTGGAGATGGAACAACTCAGACTTCTGCTGGTGCGACAACTGGTTTCTCAATTGCAATGGCTACTGCACTTGGATAGTATGATAGTATAAATAAGAGTAAAGGAAAATGATATGGCAACCCCAAACACAAAAGCATCATTAAAAGAACATTGTCTGAGAAGTCTTGGTAAGCCTGTAATTGACATTAATGTTGATGATGACCAAGTAGATGATAGAATTGATGACGCACTACAATACTTTGCACAGTATCATTATGATGGTATTGAGAGAGTATATTTAAAACATAAAATTACACAAGCAGAGATAGACAGAGCTGCAACAAATACTTCTGCGACTGCAACTGATAAAGTTGATAACAGTATTACTGCGGCTTGGTTAGATGGTAATGGTTTTATACCAGTTCCAGATAGTGTATTATCAGTCGTAAAAGTTTTCGATTTTACAGATAAGAATACTGTAAATATGTTTGATGTACGATACCAATTACGTCTAAATGATTTGTATGACTTTAGTAGTGAATCTATTATTCACTATGAAATGACTATGCAACATTTAGATTTCTTAGACCACATTCTTGTTGGTGAGAAACCACTTCGTTTCAATCAACATCAAAATAGATTATACATAGATATGGATTGGTCACAAGACGTAAATGTTGATGACTTCATTATTATTGAATGTTATCGTAAGTTAGACCCAAATACATACACAGACATTTACAATGATATTTACTTAAAAAGATATACCACTGCATTAATTAAAAGACAGTGGGGTGCAAACCTTTCTAAGTTTGAAGGTGTACAAATGTTAGGTGGTGTAACTCTAAATGGTGCGAAACTATTTGAGGAGGCTCAGGCAGACATAGAAAAGTTAGAAGAACAAATTCAACTTGCGTATGAACTACCACCCAACTACATGATAGGATAATTTGATGCCGACAAATGTATATTTCGATACTGGAACTAAATCAGAACAACATCTCTATGAAGATTTAATGATAGAACAATTAAAGATTTATGGACAAGATGTTTTCTATATTCCCAGAACTTTAGTAAAAGAGATGAACTCTTTGGAGAGGACACTCTTTCTAAGTTTGATGACGCATATCAAATCGAAATGTATTTTGAAAATGTAGAAGGATATGAAGGTGAAAAAGAAATCATGTCCAAGTTCGGTTTACAGATGAATGAGGATGTAACCTTTGTAGTTGCAAGAAGAAGATTTGAACAATTAGTATCTCACGATTCTAATTTGATTGTGAAGACAAGACCGAATGAAGGTGACTTGGTTTACTTTCCAAAAGTAAAAAAGATATTTGAAATATCTTTTGTAGACCATGATGACCCATTCTATCAAGTCCACAATGTTCCAGCTTTTAAATTAAAGTGTAAAACTTTTGAATATAGTGGTGAGGACATTGATACTGGTATCACAGAGATTGATGCAATTGAAACTGCAAACTCTCTAGACCAATTAGTATATCAAATCTCTTTAGAAGTTGCAACTGGAACTGGTTCACTACTTACTGAAACTGGCGACTATATAATACAAGAAGCTTTTGTAGTTGATACAATTGATGAGAACGCAATGAATGATTTCTTTGATACACAAGATGACACTATCATTGATTTCACGGAGTCAAATCCATTTGGTGACATAGGGAAAGTAGGATAAGATAATATGTTAGGACAACAATTTTACCATGAAACTATGCGAAAGGTTGTGGTGGCCTTTGGTACTATTTTCAATAATATTAATATTGTCAGAACAAATAGTTCTGGTGCAGTGACACAGAGTATGAAAGTACCTCTTGCATATGGCCCAAAACAAAAGTTCTTGACAAGACTTAGAGAAGACCCCAACCTTAATAAAAAGGTTGCACTAACTTTACCACGAATTGGTTTTGAGATTTCTGGTATTTCTTATGATGCTTCTCGTAAACTAAATTCTATTCAAAAGTTTAAAAAGACAAATAATTCTACTGATGGAAAAACTCTTTCATCTCAATATATGCCTGTTCCATATAATATGGATTTTGAATTGGTAGTTATGGCAAAACAATCTGATGATGCACTTCAGATTGTAGAACAGATTTTACCTTTCTTTCAACCAGATTATACAATTACACTAAATGATAACTCTGCTATGGGAACAACAAGAGATGTTCCAATTATTCTTACTGGAGTAACTTATGCAGATGAGTATGAGGGTTCATTTGAAGATAGAAGGGTATTAACATATACATTATCATTTACTGCGAAATTCTATCTATACGGCCCAGTTACAGACCAGAAAGTTATTAAACAAGTTCAAGTTGACCAGTATACAGATATGCCTGTCAATGCACCTAAGAGAGAACAAAGATATACAGTCACACCAAGTCCAGCAACTGCTGATGCAGATGATAACTTTGGATTTAACGAGACTACATCTTTCTTTGAAGATGCAAAGAATTATGATGAAGTTACTGGTACGGATACAGATGACGCATAAATAATAGAAAAGGATTAAGACATGGCAATTAGACAAATCACTTCTCGAGCTATAGCAGACGGTGCGATTACTGATGATGATGTAAACACTGCTCAATTTAGTAGTGGTTCTGGTTATTTCCAAGGGGAGAATGGTAACACTTCTCTTGCAGCCAAGAAGGGTGACATCTTTCGTACAAACGAATCAACTCTAAACACTAGTGTGACTATCGCATCTGGTGACAACTCATCATGTGCTGGGCCTTTGACTATATCCACATCTGGAACTGTAAATCTTACAGTTCTTGGAAACTTGACAATCGTGTAGGGGATAAGTAATGGCATCAACATTAACAGTAGACAATATCTTAGGTGCAACAACATCTTCAAGTGTGGTGATACCAAACCATGTTCTTCAGTTTGTATATAATACGCCTGCTTCTGGTCAAACAATGACAGATGTTACTGGTCAAACCAGTATAACTTTAAATAACTCAACAACAAGAGGAACAGCAACTTGTAGTGTTACTAGAAAAGATGCAAACTCTTTCTTTATAGTAAGAATTGGATTTACAGCAGCAAGAGCTTCAACTGCTGGAGAAATGAGATGTGGTTATAGAATTGGTTCTGGTTCTGATGTATTAGCATATTTTAAAGATGGTACATCTTGGGAAAGATGTGACGGAGAATTTAAAGATACAACAACTGGTTCGGTAGGTGATGTCCTTTCGTTTCAATCAGTTTTGTCAACTACTGGTAGTGCAAACAGTTACGTTCGGCACGTTATGATGAGTGTTATGGAGGTTGCACAATGAGTACTTTATTCGTAAATAATCTAAACACTGCAAGTGGTACAACAATCACAGTTCCTACTAGTAGAAGAATTGTAGTGACTGACCAAGGTGGAATAACCGCCCCTGGCGCTGTTGTTAACACAGCTCAAGTTCAGCTTGCTACTGGCGCTTCTACATCTTCAACATCTGATGTTGCACTGGTTACTGCCGGCACTTATACAACAACAATTGCAAACTCTAAAATACTTGTAGCTGTTAATATTCAAACTCAAGTAGGAACTAATAATGATAGTTCTGGTTTGGGTGTTTTTAATTTACGTCATAGTTTAGATAGTTATAGTGCAGCATTATGTAGACTTGCTGTTGCTAGGTATAGAGATACTTCTGGTAACAATGGTTGGATACAAGGTGGTATTCCATTTGTAGCATTACATTCTCCAAATCAGGCTGCTGGTACAGCGATAACTTATAAAATTTACGGAAGAAAACAAACTGGTAATGCTGGTGTATACGTCAATGACCAATGGGGTCAGAGTTCGTTTGGTAATACGATTTTTCAAGAGATTGCACCATAATAAGGAATAGAACATGGCTTCAACATTAAAAGTAAATACAATTCAAACTGCTGCTGGTGGAGTTGGTTTCATAACAGATTTGGGTATGAAAGCAAAATACTTTGCAGTTACAGTAGGAGACACAACTTGTTCTGCTGGGTCAGCAACCACTTATGACCTTTCAAGTCTCATTGGAACTGGTGCGACTTTAGATACATCTAATGATACATTAACTGTTACAGAGGCTGGTGATTATCTTTTATGTGCTACTTTAGGGTGTTCGTATACGAGTAATTCAAATTCACGATACCAAGAAAACTATGTTTTTGTAAATTCAACAAAAATTATGGATTTGCGTGATAATATTACAAACATAGATAGTAATTATGAATATTATACTGTTGTTGGTTCAAGAATTTATACTTTAGCTGCTAATGATGTATTAAAACTACAAGGAAACGGACAAGGTAATTGGCAAGTTCGTGCAGCATATGGGTCTAACTTTTTTGGTATAAGACTTGGATAAAAGAATTATAAATATAGAAAAGAATTAAATTAGGAGAAAATAAAATGGCAACTGTAAAACATCAAGCTTCAGAGGCATTAGGTGAACTTGGTATTACTGAGTGGGTCATGCGTGGCGACCCTCAGAATGAAGCCGAGTTTAAAGAAATGTTCAGAAAGATTACTGGTGCAGATGCAAATGGTTCTGGAATTGAAACTGATGACACTTCAAAATGGGGTGTAACTTGGAAACAAGTATCAGATAAAATGGCAGAAATGGATGCGGCTGAACCTATGAAGGAACTTCGTAGACAGAGGGATGCAAAACTCGCTGAAACAGATTGGACAGCTCTTTCTGATGTAACTATGACAGATAATATGAAAACTTATCGTCAAAAACTTCGTGATTTACCAGCACACAATGATGGTAAAGACGCAGCTTTAGATGATACTGGTGCATTGAAGAATGTCACATGGCCTCAGAAACCAGCATAAACGTACTTGATAATGTTTTAGGTATTACTGATGTTGTGGAAACATCAACCTCAAAAGTAACTTTACCAGAGGTCAAAGTTCCAAAAGAGGTAGACAATGATTATGAGTACCAACGTAGAAATTTCTATCAGTTGGTTGAAAGAGGACAAGATGCAATAGATGGTATTCTTGAACTTGCAAAGGAAAGTGAACATCCACGGTCTTATGAGGTTGCTGGTCAATTGATTAAGAATGTTGCAGACGTAACAGAGAAGTTGGGTGAGTTACAACTCAAAATGCAAAAGTTAAAAGAAGTACCAAATAACGCACCTAAGAATGTTACTAACGCATTGTTTGTCGGTTCTACTTCAGAACTTCAAAAGATGTTAAAAGGGAAATAAAATGGCATTACTAACTCAAATTAAAAATGGTGCAATTGAAGGTTCTGGAACTACACTTGCAAACGCTGATGTGGACAAGTCTGCATCTGGTGATACACTGATTGTTTTTGACGCCTCTGCAACTGCATTTAAAAGAGTAAGTGCATCTGGTTTAGGTGGTGGTAAGTTTCTTGGAGAAACATCTGGTGGTGCTGGAGATATTATTCGTGTCCATGAAAACGAACTAAACACCAGTGTAACTATTGATGCAAATAACAATGGATTAGCAGCTGGGCCGTTAACGATTGCAAGTGGAACAACACTTACAATTAACGGTGAACTTTCGGTGGTATAGACATGAGTAAGATTTCAGTAACAACAATAGCAGGACTTACATCTGGTGGAGATGCAAACACAGTCAAGATTGAATCTGGTGATGCATTTAATGTTGTAAGTGGTGCAACCACATTAGGTGGTGACCTTACAGTTGATACCACGACACTGAAAGTAGATGCATCTAATAATAGAACAATAATGGGTTATTCATCTGGTAGAGTTCCTACAAGTGTAATAGTACCTCATGTAAATAGTTCAATCGCTCCTGCTATGAGAATAACCACTCATGGAAATGCTGGATACTCCTCAAGTAATTCTCAAGGTGCTGGTGCTAGATTAGAATTTGGACAGTATGATGATGGATATGATTGGATAACTGGTTCTATTGCAAGCACAAGAACAGGCTCCAATTGGGGTGGCGATTTAGTTTTTAGCACCAACAATAATTCAGCTTCTAATAATCAAACAGAAACAATGAGAATCAATCGTGATGGTCATATAACAACTCCTAATGTGCCAGCGTTTCATGCTAAAGGCTTGTCTAATTCTGCGTCTTCTGCTGGAACATCTGGAACTGGAACTCTAGTTTTTGGTAGTGCTACAGTCAATAATGGCAGTCATTACAATACAAGTAATGGAAGATTTACTGCTCCTATAGCTGGTTTGTATTACATTGCTTTTTCTGTTTTGTATGACGATAGTTATAATAATAATGGGTCTGCTTACCTAAGAAAAAATGGCAGTGGTGTGGGTGAGTATGCTTATGCTGAGGGGGGTGCCATTACTGGTTATATTCAAACCGCTGGTTCAGCAGTAGTAACAGCGGCAGCAGGTGATTATATTGAAGTTTACACTGGTATAACTGGTTGGCACGTTGGGTCAGAATCAAGTTTCACTGGATTTTTAATCGGATAAATAATTTAAATTAAATAGGAGAATATAAAATGGCAGAAATTAAAGTGACAGTATCAGACACACAAGTGAAGTGTCTTGAATATGCCGCTACATCAGTACAAGATTGGTGTGATAATGCAATTCACAATCGTGCTCGTATTGCACAAGAAGAGATTATTGCAAAATTAATTGAACATTGTAATGCAAAGGGTATTTCAATTGCAACTGGTTCTGATGCACAAGTCGCTCAAGCATATGAACTAAAAGTTGTTGACACTGCAAAGAATGTATCTGATAATGCTGAAAAAGAATTAGCGAAATAAGGAAAGTTAAATGACATCCAAGATTAAAGTAGATACCATTGAGAACGTATCTGGTTCTGGAAACGTAAGTCTAGGGTCTGGTCATAATCTTGTGGTGCCTGGAACTGTTTCTGTCACTGGTGCATCAACTCTTACTGGTGGTGTCACATCATCAGCTGCTCATACAGTAACAACAACAACACACGCAAACGCATCTGTTTTCAAATCAACTGGTCACACACAAATCATGTTGCAAGATACAGACGCAAGTGCAAATGACCAGTTCTGGGGATTACAGAATAGTGGTGGAGATTTTAACATTCTAACTTGTAATGATGATAGAGCAAGTGGATTTGTCACACCAATGACAATAACCCAAGCTGGTTTAGTGTCAATGCCAAATACACCAAGTTTTGCTGGAAGAGAACCAAGACCACAAGACAGTGATGGATATACTTCAATTGGTGCTATCTACTGGAATACAGTTAGTCATAATAATGGAAATCATTTTAATAATAGCAACGGTAACTTTACTTGTCCGATTACTGGATATTATTTGTGTCTTGCATTTTGTTTAATAGACAATAATGCTGGAGCATCTGAGTTATGTCGAACTTCATGGAAAAAAAATGGTACAGAAATGTTGGTAGCATATGATAATGGTCATGATTCTGGCTCCTCAATATATGATGGAATGTTATCAACTGGTGGTATAATTCAAGCAAGTGCAAATGATGTACTTACTTTTAATGTTACACATGGAAAAATTCATGTTGGTGCAGAAAGTCAAGCTTCAATTCATTTATTGGCCTAGATAGGATAAAAGTATGTCAACAATTAAAGTAGATACGATACAAACAAGAACTGGTTCTGGTAATATTACTGTAAGTAATAATATTGTTGGTGGTGGAACTATTAGTGGAACAAACATCACTGCATCTGGAACTCTTGGTGTCACTGGTAACGCTAGTTTTGGTAATATAACCGCTGGTACACTTGGGGCTAATGTAGTATTCCCTACTGGTACTCATCTACAAACTGTTATTGTAAAAGATACTACTGGTTTAGTTATGAGTGGTAACCAAACCGCTAGACATTTAAATGTTGCTATAACAAGTAAATTTGCAAATAGTTCATTTTTAGTTAGATATAGTACTGGTATTTACACTGTTGGTTCTCATAATAGTGATAGTCCTTGGAATATAGACTCTGACCATGCTATTGGTTTGGGATTTAAAACTGGTAGTGCAAGTACAACATCTACTGATTATACTGCAATATCTACCTCACCATTTTCTAGAGAAAACATTACATTTTCAGGCTCAACAAGTCGTGCATTTTATTCTTCTGATGCTATTGGTGGTAGTGCGAACTATATGTATAGATATCATCCAGGCACAACAGTATTTACTGAGGATATGTTTTCACCAAGTCAAGCCGCTGGAACAGTAATAAATGTAGGTGCTTTCGTTAGTCAAGACGGCGGTAATTCAAATAACTTTTACATTGGCAAATCTCCAAGTGGTTTTGGGGATTCTGGTTATCAATCATTTATAACTGTTACAGAACTAGCACCATAGTAAATAACTTTATACCTCTAGTGGATTCTAGGGGCGGACAAAAGGAGAAAAATAATGGCGATTACAAAACGTACAGAACAAGATAAAATCGAGATAGTGGGCCCTCACAAAATGATTCAAGTGAGAACTGCTACTATTATTGAAGAAGATGGTGTAGAAATTTCAAGAAGTTTCCAACGTCATGTTGTTGCACCAGACTCAGATTCATCTAAGGAAAGTGCAGATGTAAAAGCGATGGTTGCACAGTTTCACACAGATGAAGTAAAAGCTGCATACAAAAAGGGTTTAGAAGATTCTGCGAAAAGATATGAGGAATAAATATATCTGTTATGACAGATATTAATCATTACCTTGGTAATCCACTTCTAAAAAAAGCAAACGTCCAAGTAGAATGGACTAAAGACCAAATTCTTGAATACCAAAAGTGTATGCAAGACCCTCTGTATTTTTGTCAGAAATACATTAAGATTGTATCTCTGGATGAGGGTCTTGTTCCTTTTGATGTATATCCATTTCAAAAAGAAATACTAGGAACGATTCATAACAATCGTTTTACTATATGTAAACTTCCCAGACAATCTGGTAAGACAACTACAATTATATCTTATATCTTACATTATGTTCTATTCAACGAACAAATGAGAGTAGCGATACTTGCAAACAAAGCTGCAACTGCAAGAGATATTCTTTCCAGATTACAACTTGCATATGAAAACCTACCCAAGTGGTTACAACAAGGAGTAATGTCTTGGAATAAGGGTTCTCTGGACTTAGAGAATGGTTCTCGTATTGTTGCATCATCTACATCTTCAAGTGCAGTTCGTGGTGGTTCTTACAATATGATTTTCCTAGATGAGTTCGCTTTCGTACCTCACAATGTCGCAGAGGATTTCTTTAGTTCTGTGTATCCTACAATTTCATCTGGTAAGAATACTAAGGTTGTTATCGTATCAACACCAAACGGTATGAATCTTTTCTATAAACTTTGGTCAGATGCAGAGAGTGGTAAAAACTCTTATAATCCAATTGATGTTCACTGGAGTGAAATCCCTGGCCGTGATGAGAAGTGGAAAGAAGAGACTATTGCAAACACCTCTCAAGAACAATTTAATCGTGAATTTGAGTGTGAATTCTTAGGGTCTATCAATACCCTTATTCACCCAACAAAGATTAAATCTATGGTATTTGACGAACCCATACAACGTAATGCTGGGTTAGAGTTATATAAGAAACCAGAGAAAGATAGGTTATACACTATTGTGTGTGATGTTGCAAGAGGAACGGAACAAGACTATTCTGCATTTCTTGTATTTGATGTATCAGAAGTTCCCTATCGTATTGTTGCAAAATATCGTAACAACGAAATCAAACCCCTACTGTTTCCAAACGTAATTCATGACGTTGCAAAAGCATACAACGGTGCATACGTTATGATTGAGGTAAATGATATTGGAGAACAAGTTGCGACTGCAATGCAGTATGACTTAGAGTATGATAATCTAATCATGGCTTCTATGAGAGGTCGTGCTGGTCAAATACTTGGTTCTGGTTTTTCTGGGGGTAAAGTACAGTTAGGTGTAAGAACGACCAAAGCAGTAAAAATGTTAGGGTGTTCAAACCTTAAACAACTTATAGAAACAGATAAACTAATTATTAATGATTATGACCTTATAACAGAGTTTTCTACATTTGTCAAACATGGACAGTCATTTCAAGCAGAAGAAGGACACACAGATGACCTTGCAATGTGTTGTGTATTATTCGGATGGATGACAAACCAGACATACTTCAAAGAACTTACTAATGTAGATATCAGAGAAAGAATGTTCTTAGAACAACAAGACCAATTAGAACAAGACATGGCTCCATTCGGATTTATGGACAATGGTATTGATGACCCACTTGGTGAAGCTGTTATAGATGAATATGGTACGAGGTGGTCACCAGTTGTGAGAGATTATCAAGACAATTGGTAAAGAACACTAAATTCCTACATAATATCAATAATGTCATGTTCATATTTAATATAACAATTGGAACAAACTATTTTTGATTTTTCTATGAGGTTAACTACTTCTTTTCTAGATTCTTCGTTAAGACCTAATCGTTTAGATTTAAAACGAATCTCTTTATCGTGGGGATAAAATCTAAGACAGGCTGTTTCTGGTTCACCACAGTGATGACAAGAATACGGTGCAAGAAACTCATTTAACCAAATAATTCTTCGATTATAGTTTTTCTTTGCAACTTCTTTAATGGTCTTTTGGTATCGTTTATAGTATGACATGGTATTATTTATAGATTCAAGTGCATATAAAAATGGGTTTTTAGAAACTGAAATTTACTAAATATACACAAGAATGATTTATTTGACAAAGAATAAGGAGAAAAAATATGCCTTTTCAAGTATCGCCTGGGGTTCTTGTCAAAGAGGTTGACTTAACCAACGT